TCTATACAGTGCCTAATTTTAAAACAGCTGTTGTAAAATCATTATTAGTATCCGAGGACGCTGGATCAGGGACTACAATAACAGTAACATTAGTTAATGCAAGTGGTGCCATATTTAGTTTATTTAAAACTAAAACCATATCAGGCAATGCCACGACAGAGCTTTTAAGTCAACCTCTAGTTATGGAAGAGAGTGAAATATTAAAAGTACAAGCTGGTGACGCGAATGAGCTGCACGTCATAGCTTCAATATTAGAAATACAGCCACGAGAGGTAACAACATAGTGAAAGACATACCAATAATAGAACCAAAAGAGATTATAACAACAATAACAAATATGAAGACAGGCGAAGTCTATAAGGATGATATAGAGTGGAAAGCCAAAGGTATACCAGAATCTGACATAAGAAAAGATGTTAGAGTGATTATGCCTAGCCTTGATTTATTTGGAGAAACAAAATAGAATAGATAAATGGCCATAACTAACGCACAACAATTCAAACAACTTGTAAACCCACCTATGGAAGTTAAGAAAAGACCTGGATATCGTGGTGAAGCCGCAGCTGCTTCTGACAGAGCAGGGGGTAGAAATGCGGGGAGATCTGATACAGGATCAAAATCAGGACGAGGAGATGGACCAAGTTCTGCAGACAGAAGAGAACAAGCAAGTGTTGCTAGAACTCAAGGACAATCTGTTCCTACAACATCACAAATAAGAGATACTATAGATCGAGGTCCTGATAGACGTGCAGTTAGTCAGTTTTCTACATTTGGTAGAAATGTAATGAATAGAAATTTAAGAGGACCAACAATAAGAGAAAGAATTAGTAAAGGTCTAACTAACATACGTAATAGAAATATTAAAAAATTTATAGACAGAAGTATAAGAAAAGATTTATTTAGAAGTGGGTTTGTTCCAAACTCTTTTATGGGTATTAATTTACCTACAACTTTAGGTATAGCTTCAGAAACAGCATATAGTCTATTTGGACCAGAAGTTGATTTATTTGATGAGGATAGCAAAAGAGAGATAGCCTCTACTTTAACAACGACTGGAGGATCGCTAACTAAAGCACAATCTAAAGCTCTAGAAAGTTTTGGTAAAAATATTGCTAACAGAGATGAACTTTTAGAAAAAGGAATGACTCAAGAACGTTTTGAAGAATTATATCCAAAACCAGTTATAGATGACAGAGATGGATCACAACCATTAGATCCATGTAAAGGACCCAACCCACCTGCATATTGTTTTATAGGTGAAAAAGCTGAAGAGACTATTGAAGCACAACGTAATCTTGCAGGATTAACACCTCGTATAGGTGGATCTATGTTCGATTTTACAAACATGGCTGATGGTGGTTTAGCAGATTTAGACAGAGAGGCATTCTTATTAGGTGGTATAGCAAAAGGTTTAAAGAAAGCAACAAGAGCTGTTAAAAAAATTGCAAAGTCACCAATAGGTAAGGCTGCATTAATAGGTGGGTTAGCTTATTTTGGAGGTGGTGGGGGACTTCCTAAATTTTTAGGAGGTAAAGGTTTAGGTGGTTTTAGTGCTAAAACATTGTTTAGTTCAAAAAATCCACTATTATTTACTGATGGAAAACTTAGTTTTGCAAAGACTATGGGTTTAAGTGCGATACTTCCATTATTAGAAGGAAAAACAGATGATGAAAAAGATCAGATCTTAAAAGACTATTATGCATCTCAAGAATTATCACCTGGAACCACAGCTAGACAAGCAGGTAGTGAGTTTGATTTTTATCAATACAATTTAGCAGAAGGTGGCACACCAAGAAAAGAACCAGTAGCTAAAAAAGTTATGCCATTACTAGATATGGGTGGTATGGAAAAAGACTATAGAGCAGAGGGTGGATTTGTGCCTATTGGACGTATGGAGAAAGCAGACGATGTGCCAGCTAGATTATCTAAGAATGAGTTCGTATTTACGGCTGATGCAGTTAGAAATGCAGGTGACGGAGATGTGGACAAAGGCGCAGAAGTTATGTATAACATGATGAAAAACCTCGAAGCCGGGGGTGAAGTATCAGAAGAATCGCAAGGCTTAGAAGGCGCACGTAAAATGTTTCAAACATCACAAAGACTAGGAGAAGTCATATAATGGCAACAGAAACCGTAATAAATCGACCCGCACCATTTGTAGAGGAGATAGGTAAAAAGTTATCTGAACAAGCTTTAGGATTACAACAAGTTCCAGTTGTAACAACTGGTGTTACAGGTATTACGAGACAAGCTGGAGAAACAGATGCTGGTTTTAAAGCAAGACAAGATGCTGCGAGAGCGTTTACAACAAGACAACAAAATTTAGCTGGTATTGCACCACAAGTTGCAGGACAAACAGCTTTACAACAACAAGCACAAACTTTAGCACAACAAGGTATTGGATCATTTCAACCTTTTTTACAAAGAGCACAAACAGAAGCACAACTTGCTAGTGGATTAGGAACCCAAGCTCTTGGACAATTAGGTGGGATAGGAACAGGTGCCACAGCATTTCAACAAGACGTAACTCAGTTTATGTCCCCATATCAATCACAAGTGATTGATGCCTCATTAGCAGAATTTGATCGTAACAAACAAATGCAAGAACAGCAGATACGAGATCAACAAGCAAAATTGGGTGTGCTCGGCAGCGGTCGAGCGGGCGTACAACTCGCCGAGTTTGGTACGGGGGCGGCACGTGAACGTGCTTTATTACAAGCAGGTTTATTGCAACAAGGGTTCAATCAAGCAGCCTCGCAAAGACAACAAGATATTGCTAATAGATTTGGTTTAGCAACAGCAGCACAAGGATTAGGTGGGTTTAGGTCTAACTTAGCACAACAACAAGCACAACTTGGATCTGCTATTCAAGGTTTACAAGGAACAGACATAACTAGATTAGGTCAATTAGGTGCAATCAACCAAGCTCAAAGACAAGCTGAACTTGATGCACAAAGAGAAGCTACAAGAATGGCTGCGTTCCAACCACAAGAAGAGTTAAATAGATTTGCAGATATTACAACCGGTATCATGGGTGGTATGAGAGGCACTGGAACAGCTACAACTAATGTTCCTAATCCTACACCATTACAAACAGCATTAGGTGTAGGTTCAACACTTGCTGGTATATATAGTGCGTTTAACCCTAGACCATTATTTGGATAAGATATGAACAGAGTATTAAGAAGACCTATGTTTAAAATGGGAGGTTCTGCAGGAACTGGTATTACATCAGGTCTTGATAAACCAAGACAGAATTATCAAGAAGCTGGCTCTGTTGGTAATAATCCTTTGACACAATACCCAACAGACTTTTTCCCACCACTAGGAACTAGAGAGATCAAACAAGATACTCCAAGTATCACAACAAAAGAAATCTTCAGTCCAGGTTCTGAACTACTAAAAGCTTTTGAGAATAGAAACACAAGACCAGACCTATCTAGATTTTTAATAGACTTTGGATTAAATCTTGCATCAAGGTCACCAACTGGTAGTGGACTTAGCGGTTTAATATCTACAGCTGCAGCGGCAGCAAAAGACCCAGCCAAAACTATGTTTGAACAAAAAGAAGCAGATGATGCTTTTGGAAGAAAATTAAAACTTGCTGCAACTCAAATGGATATAGATAAAAAATTAAAAGAAGAGTTTGCTGAGAAAAAATTTGCAAATGATCTCGCATTAGCATTAGCTACAGTTAAACCTGAGACTAAAACTGCAGCAGTTAAAAATGCACTAGCCATGGGTCTTGAACCAGGAACCAAGGCTTTTAATGATTATGTTACAGCTTCTACTATTAAAGGAGCGGGTCTTGATATACAATTTAATCAAGATGGCACTATAAAATCTATATCTGAAGGAGCTGGAACGGGTAATAAAAAATTTCAAGAACAAGCTATGGAATTAAAAAATGCAACCTTTGCTATGAATAACGTTGCGAGTGCTTTACTAAACAACCTACAAGGTGCAAAGGTAGGCACTGTTGGTAGTTTCTTTAATGTTTTAGACAGTTTTAGTTCACAATTAAAACAATTAGCTGACTCAACTGGTTTTTCTACAAACTATACAGACCAAGGAACCGGTGCTATTGATGCATACTTAGAAAAACAATTACCTGATAGTATATTTAAAGACGCTGTTACATATGGAAAAATTAGATCAAATGCAATTAATCTTGCATATTTGATGGCAAGAGTAGATGAACCAGGGGGAAGATTCACTGATAGAGATATTGCATTAAAGATGGAAGAGATCGGTATAGGAGCTAATCCAGAAAAAACTGCTCAAATTTTATCAGCGGCTGTAGAATTAAGAAACAAAAATGCAGGTTTTGCTTATAAACAATTAACAGGAGAGGATTTAAATTTCGAAGGATTTAAACTCCAAGACTTGTCAAAGAGTAAAAAAACTAATTCAGGAACTTCTGGTATGCCAGAATATATTATCGAGGGTGATAAGGTTTTTGAAATAATAGATGGTAAAAGAAAAGAACTTAAATTATAATGGCTAAAATTAATGTTCAAGGTTTAGGTATAGTAGAAGTTCAAGGAGATAGTCCTACTGCTGAAGAAATTAAAAATATTCAAAAATTAATTAATAAAAAAACACTAGACACAATTCCTAGTTTTCAAGAATTTAAACAAAAAAATCCAGACGCTGCAAACATTCCAAGTGTTAATCTAGCAGAACAACTTTATAATAGCGAATATAAAAACAAAGGTATAAGTGAAACAGATTTTTATCAAAAATTTTTTCCTAATATAGCAAAACAAAAATTTGAAGAAGCAGACCAAATAATTGTATCTCCTGAAGATATGATGTTAGGAAAAACAGAATTAGACTACGTTTCCTTTAAACCCACAACTGCTAACATAGCTGAACAAGCAGGAGTATCTATAAATAATCCAGCAACAAGTAATGCAAGATTTGCTGCTTCTCTTGGGTATAATCAAGATCAAAAAATATTAGCTGTTAAAAATACTATGTCTAAATTGTTCAAACAAGACATAGATGTAAGAGTAGGACCTGATACTGGAGAGTTAGAGTATTTTAATCCGAGAACTAATACATATGCATTAGTTGATAAACCTGGTTTAGACTTTGGCGATATTGCTGATCTAGGTGGTGATGCTATGGTTTTAATTCCAGATTTAGCAGCCACAGTCGTAGGAACAATTTATACAGGTGGTAATATTCCAGCAGGTATAGCGGCTGGAGCATTGGCTGCAGGTGTTGGTGAGTTTATGCGATTAAAATTAGGTCAAAAACTTTATGATATAAATATGGATCTGTCCGATGAAGAATTATTAAATGAAGCATTTAAAACTGCAGGCATATCAGCAACAGCTGGAGTTCTTGGTGTGGGTGCTGCAAAATTAATTAAGGGTGCTAATAATATATTAAAAGGTAGAATTTTTAAAGATGTAGATGAGGGAATTAAAACTTCTGAATCTGAAAGAGTATTAGATGCAAAAAATATTGAAGACCAAATAAATTTAAAATTAGAGGATGCGGGGATAAATGCTAAATTAAAATATACATTAGCAGAGGCTTCTGATGATAAAGGTTTACTAGCAATACAAAAAGCTTTTGAAGATACTAGAAGATTAGGCTATACAAAAGAATTCGGTGAAGCGTCACTTAAAAAAGCACAAGCATTAAACTCTTACTTTAAATTATTAAAAGACAAATATGGTTCAGCTACAGGATCAACATATGACACGGGT